AGCAGTATTCACTTGCTGCTGTTACCGCACCAGACCAATTCAAGTCATATGATGACCTGAAGAAGCGTTTGGATTATGTTTTAGGACAGAAGCAACCTGTGCGTCGTATAGACGAAGAGGTAGCAGAGGAAGATAACAGTCGTGGTTCTTATGCACCAGACTTCAATGCTCGTAAAGAACCCGTGGCTGCTGCTCCTGTAGCATCTGCTAGTTCAGATGAGGATGATGCTCTTTCTTATTTCCAAAAACTTGCAGAGGAATAATTAGGAATATAATCTAATATTTTCCCCTCTTACTAAGGTTTCACTCAGATACTGGGTGGAACCTTCTTTGTATAACATGGATTCTTCTATATCATTTAAAATGACATTTATATAATCTGCCTTTAGAACATAGATATTTCTCTTATTCTCTTCAATTTTGTTTTCATAGGTGTAATTGGTTATTTCAGTTGTTATATTTGAGACTGTAGTATATGATTCGAGTGCAGCATCATAAAATTCGATAGAATAGTTTTGAGGCACGTTTAATCCTTTGGGGACAATAATGGCAGTATCAGTATTTCTTACTTCTTGAGTTTCATAGTGATGAGTAGCATGAATTTCTTCCTCACTTCCATATTTGTTAATGAGAAAATTATAGAATGATTGATGATCAAGAGGCCATTCAGTTTGTATATTAGTAATATTGTTGGAAAGAAGAATGACCCAATCTAAGGTTTCATCTTCATATACATCAAATGCAACATTATCAGGACGGTCATCACCAACAATTTTATATTGTGTAAAATATGTCAAATTATTAAAAATATCATTCTTCAATTTACCTCTTTTAAAGAGGTTTTTTACTTTTTGGTACTCTGAGATTTTTTTAGTATCAGCAGTTCGACTGACATATTCAAAATCTGGAATGTTACGGAAATAAGCTGGCATTTTAGTATCCTATTACTTGGTCTCTGTCTTGATCTAATTCACTATAATCACTATCATATATAGGATCAAGTTCATTGAATGCTAAAGTAAGTTGATATGCTGCCATTGTTCTATAGGGATCTTCATAAGTCATATAGGTTCCATTAGGAGTGTATCGGACATTGCATGAAGTAAGAGCACATGTTTTAATAAGATTGATTGAGGGATGTACTATTTCTTGTCCTTCAGTGTTAAAGGTTTGATATTGTATGTCAAAGATATTGGGTGCTTTGAGAAAAACATTAGATGATGAGGTTTTAACCGACATTCCTTGTTTAAAGAATCTAAGAATTTTTCTCACTTGATCTGCTTCATCTGCATCTCGTGGTGATAATGAAAATGAGAATGCAAAACTTCTTAACTGAGGGCCACCAAAAAGCATTTCTAAGTTTGGGTTTAGAATCGCACCAGTTGTTCTTGATAATAATCCTTGAGCACCAACTGCTGATTGTGCAAGGTATACATTAATAGCAGATGCAAGATCACTTCCTACTGTTCCTGTTGCTAATTGGTCTTTTATTTCTTTTATAGCACCTATACCTTGATTAAAAGCATCACTAACTTTCTCTGAATTTCTTACTTGTTCAAAAACACCCATAGCTCCTGCTCCTGCAAGTGCTTGAATGGGATTAAGAGTTGTTCCATCCCATTTAACAGAACTAGTATCTTCAATTCCTGAAACGACGGGAAGAGTTACTGAACCTCTTACTTTTTTGACTTTTCTTTGGAATGTTTTTTGGCCTGCTGAAATAGTTGCATCTATTTTCGTTCCTTCACTATATTTCTGAGTGAATTTAACTCTATCTTGTTTATTAGATCTCAAATCCTCAGGATAAGCAAAATGTCCATATTCTTTTCTAAATCTTCTTCCTTCGATTGATACATCGATTGTTGAGTTTGTAAATTGGTATGTTGGTTTCTCTGCTTCGTTCTCTTCGCCAGTCCCAATAGTTACTCCTTCTGATGTTGTACTATTAATAAGAGCTTGACTTCCATTTCCTCCTCTAAGATTATATGTTTCTTGTTCAGATGCAGTTAATCCAGAAGGTCGAATGGAATTTGCTTGACTCTTTGTTTGTTTATTGAGTTTATTATAATATTGTCTTTCTGTGTCATTAGCACTATCATTTAATACTAATGCTCCAATACTATTTCTTGTTCCTATATGAGTTGCATTAGATTCTGAACAATTACCAAGTATGGGGCATCTATACAGTTCAAATTTAAAATTTTTGTTACCATCGCTATCTGTGCTTTGTATAACTTTAGTAGCATATCTACCATCTTTCCCTCCCTTTAGGGAGTAATAACTCGATGATTTAAAAACTATGTACTTGTAGTTGCTAAAAGACATTATATTATTTTTTAGTTATTTATAGAGTGGTGAGGAAATAGGCATATGATATATTTTTTAAGTCGTTTATTTCACTGGGTCGAACAACATAGAGGACTCCTCCTATCTCTTCCCATGTATAATTTCTAAATTTACCCCAGTGATAATTGAGACCTCTGAATCCCCATCGTTGAATATCAGTTACAGCAACCAGAGGATGTTGATCATATTGAAGCCTAGGAGTTTTTGCAGTGTATATGAAAGTATAATACTGTCCTACATCTGGAACTACTTCTACATCTTTTAATGTATCCATGATAAGAAGCATCATATCTTCAGGATCACTCATCTCCTTTAATTCATCCATGATAGGTGCAATTCTATTATCACCTACCTGTTGCTCATATTGTTCAAAGTAACCTTCTAATTCATCTGCCATAATATATTCCTAGTTCTTGTTCAGTAATAATTTTAAATTCAATTTTTCTATCATTACAAAACTCTTGTGCTGCTTTCCATTTAGCTGTATTAACAGCATATGTTTTACATTCATAGAGATATGATTGAGTCACCTTTTTTCTTTTTTTAGGAGGTCGAGTTTGTTTCTTTGGTTTTACCTCAATCACATAAGTTTTAATGTCTCCTGTGCTTTCTTTGACTTTGATAAGAAAGTCTGGATAATAACGATGAAACCGATTATCAACAGGTGAGACATATTTAATAAAAAATTCTTCACTTGCCCACTCAAGAATATTTTCATTCAAATCGCAGTAGTTACAAAATTTGGTTTCCCAAGTACTACGACATATAATATTATTTGGATTTCCCTTGTATTTTTTGGGAAAAGAGGGTCTAAATAAACTCTTTTTACTTTCTCCCATTATACATAATATATCAGTAGTAGTATTTATAGGAATATGGTCACTCCAAGACCGCAAAAGAAAGTATTATCAGATTTAAAAGCATCTATTTTAAATCCTGCCCTTACTTCGCATTTCCAATGTTGGTTCTATCCACCTTCTGCAGTAAGATCTCTTTTACCTACAGGAGAAGTTCAAGATGATAGAATGTGGTCATTATCTTGTGCGGAAGCTACATTACCAGGAACATCATTGGCAACTAATGAACTTCTTAATGATCATACAGGAATAACAGAGAGACATGCATATAGAAGACAATATGATACAACGTCTTCATTTACGTTTTATGTGGATCATGACTATAAAATTATTAATTTCTTTGAGAAGTGGATTGGTTATATTGTCAATGAACAAAACAGTACTGCAGACAATTATTCTTATAGAGTAAATTTCCCTAAGTTATATCAGACATCTATTTACGTTAAAAAGTTTGAGAAGGATTATGATAGAGTGTTGGAATATAGGTTCTTAAAGGCTTATCCGATTAGTATTAATTCAATGCCTGTTACTTATGAGGCATCTCAGTTATTGAAGTGTACCGTTAATTTTAATTTCTCTCGCTATTTGGTAGAAACTATGAATAATACTCCTGTCATGGTTCCACTTCCAATTATTAACGTTGGTGATATTTTAAATAACCCTTTAGTTGACATTAATTAATAGATGCTAAATAAAACACACTGAACTCTTTGTAAGATATTATGCCATTACCAAAGATTGCGACACCGACGTATGAGTTGGAATTACCTTCGACCAGAAAACCTATACATTATCGACCATTTTTAGTTAAAGAAGAAAAACTTTTAGTTCTTGCATTAGAAAGTGAGAATATAAAAGAGATAACAACTGCGATTAAAAATGTAATTAAATCTTGTATCAAAACAAGAGGAATTAAAGTAGAGAATCTTCCTACTTTTGATATTGAATATTTGTTTTTAAATATTAGAGGTAAATCGGTAGGAGAAGATATTGAGGTTAATCTTATTTGTCCTGATGATAAAAAAACACAGGTTCCTGTGACTATTAATATTGATGATGTTAAGATTCAAAGAACTGAGGGCCATACTAATAAGATTAAATTAGATCCAACTTTAATGATGGAAATGAAGTATCCATCTCTTTCTGAATTTATTAAAAATAATTTTGATTTTAATGAAGAGAATGTAATGGATCAGTCTTTTGAAATGATTGCTTCTTGTATTGATAAAATTTACAATGATGAAGAAGTATGGGCAACTGCGGATTGTACTAAGAAAGAAATTACTACTTTCTTAGAATCAATGAATACCACTCAATTTAAAGAAATTGAAAAGTTTTTTGAAACGATGCCTAAACTTTCTCATAAAGTTAAGATTACTAATCCTAATACAAAGGTAGAAAGTGAAGTTGTAATGGAGGGATTATCTAGTTTTTTCGGCTAGCTCTAGTCCATATGGATCTAGAGAGTTACTATAAACTGAATTTTTCTTTGATTCAGTATCATAAATATTCATTAACTGAGATTGAAAACTTAATCCCTTGGGAGAGAGACATTTATGTTGAACTACTTCGAGCACATCTTGAAGAAGAGAAACTAAAACAACAGCAACAACAAAATGGCTGATGAGTTAAGAAAAAAAGCAGATGAAATAATCGAGGAGATTCGACAGGAGGCTCGTGCTGAAGTTTCTCCTGCTAAAGTAGTCAAACCTGTAGGTCTTAGATCTAAACTTGCTAATTTTTTAAAATTTAAAACAGATGAGACTACTTCCAATGCTAGAATAGAAGTATTAGAAGAAGAACTTCTTAAAAATAATAATACATTAAATGATATATTACAGGTTCTTAAGTTAGACTATAAATTAGATAAAAAAGAATTTGCGGATGATAGAAAGGAAAGAGAAAGACAAAAAAAAGAAAAAAAAGAGAAAGCAATAGAATCAGTGAAAGGGGGATTAAAATCTGCAGCTAATGTGGGTAAAAAAGCTGTGAGTACCTTGGTTTCTCCTTTTAGTGATGTATTTGAAAAAATAGCAAACTTTCTTAAATTTACTATCGCAGGAGCATTATTTAATAAAGCATTAAATTGGTTTGGAAAGGAGGAGAATCGAGAAAAAATGGGAAGGGTCGTTAGATTCTTAAAGTTTTGGTGGCCTTCCATTTTAGCAGGTTATCTTGCATTCTTTACACCTTTAGGAGGGTTGGTGACTGGTGCAATAGGATTGTTAACACTTGCTCTTCCTGCTTTGGCAGGAGTGATTGCAGCAAATCCTATCTTAGCCGCTGCTGTAGCCGCTGGTGGTCTTATGTTAGGTGCTAAGGCTTTAGATGGAGATTTTTCAAATAAAGAACTTACTGAAGAAGAGAAAATAGAAAATGAAGAAAAGGCAAATAAAGTACTGAATGATTTTGGGGTTTTGTCCTTTAATAAAGGTGGAACAGTTCCTGGTAGTGGTAATAAAGACACAGTTCCTGCGATGTTGACTCCAGGTGAATTCATAATGAGTAAAGGGGCAGTGAGTAAATTTGGTACGGGAATGATGTCGGCAATGAATAGGTTGGGTGGTGGAACCAATAAGGGTGGGCCAATGTATGAGGGTGGTGGTCTTGTGGGAGATCTGAGTAGTATGCAGACAAATTATGAACCTTCAACTCCTCCAAGTCAATTTTCACCAGTTAAAGCAAGTGGAATGGTTCCTGTTAATGTTCCCGTCAAAGTAAAATCTACAAGTAAGTCCATTGTATTACCGACGATTACAAGGGAAAAACCAGTGGTTTCAAATAGACCTGGTACTACTATTCCTGTTTTTGATATTGTTAGTAGATCTCCTTCTAGAAGTGTTACTCTACTGTCTTTAGGTATTGAGGAGAAATATTAATGGCAACAACACTTTTACCTAAGGCTAAGATAGGAATCAAAAAGAAAATTATTTCTGCAGATTCCCTTAAACCTAGTTCTAAACCAGAAAAACCAATTGCAATCGGAGGATCCAAAAAATCTTCTACAGGAGAAGTATTGATAGCAATAAAAGATTTTTTATCAGCACGGTATAAACGTGGAGTTTCTTCTTTTATAATGAAGAGAAGGCAAAGGCAGGAGGAAAAGAGAAAATTAAAAGAGGCAAATATAGAAAAAAAAGGAAAAAAGATTTCTTTACCTTCATTTAAAGCTCCTACTCCCCTATCTAATATTTTTGATTCTATTGGTAATTTTCTTCTTTTCATGGCAGGAGGAGTGTTATTCAATAAGTTTTTTGATATTCAAAAATCATTTGATGCAATAGAAAAAACATTAGAGGTAATAGGTAAAGGTGTTGAAATTTTTGCTAATGTTGTGGGGGGATTTACTAATTTTATTGATTCCGCAGTGAAAGGATATGATGATACCATGCAAAAGATTGAAGATATAACTGGATTTGATAAGAAAAAGATTGAAAAATTTATGGAGGATTTTAAGTATGTAATAAATGGAGCAGTTATTGCTGCTATTATAACAGTAAGAGCTCTTCCATTGTTTGTGAGTAGATATTTGCGTAATCGTTTAAGAACTCCTAAAACCCCTAAAACCCCTAAAACCCCTAAAACCCCTACATCAACTACTACTAGTAGAATGACAGGTGGAAGTAATACTGGTATTGATTATAGAAGAGGATATACCCCTTCTGGACAACGTTTAAGAAGTGGACCAAGTATTAGTAGATATAATAATTCAATGGCAAAATACCTTAAAGGTACTGCTGATCCAGGTGATATGGCTCGATTATTCCGTAGAGGATTCTTCAAACCATTTAAAAAGTTTGCTTCACCTATTTTTAAAAAGATTCCTGTTATTGGATTTCTTATTGATTTTCTTGTAAATTATTTTATATTCAAAGAACCTTTAGGAAAAGCAGCATTTGTGGCGGCTGCTGCAGGTTTAGGAACTCTTCTTGGAGGAGCACTTGGCACTTTTATTGGTGGACCTATTGGAACTTGGGTAGGGGGATTTGTGGGTGGTGCTGGTGGTGATTGGGCAGGACGGGCAATATATGATGTTTTATTTGCTGATAAAAAACCTCAAGAAGTAAGTTCACTTCAGGAATTTGCAGAGTATGATCAGATTACAGAGATCAACAACATTTACCTTCAACCCATAGAATAGAAACATGAGTCTTAAAGCTTTACAATTTAATAAGTTTGAAATTAAGTCTAATGTAAATGATGATACAGTGGACTTAAGAGGATCTGGTAATCCAATTATTCAATATCGGGAAAGTATTTTTCTTCCCTATGTTGAGATAACTGCATATATCGTGGACACTGGTAATACATTACCTGCAGATGATGGAACTGATGCAGGGGTGGGTCTATTAGATGATGGTTTTGCTCAAGGAACAGAAACTATTTTATTTAATATTGAAGATGAACGAGGACATAGAATTAATCTATCAAGAGACACTGATTTAAGAGTTGCTTCTGTGATTGGTGACTTTCAAGGATTTAAAAATAATAGTTTTCAGATGACCATCGTATCCAAAGAGGCATTTGATAATACTTTACTGAAGAATAGATGTGGGGGTGGAGAGGAAGATACTGACATGAAATATAGTGGGAAAATATCGGATATTGCACGATCCATTATAAGAGAAAATTTAAAGTCTCCTAAGTGGCAATCAATGAATACGGATGAAACTTTAGATGAGTATCATGCATTTGGTCAAGATAGAACACCTTTTGAGATGATTCTAGATCTTCAGCAGTTAGCCATTCCTAATATACAGACATCGAAAGGGAAGACTGCAAAAGGAAATACTGCTGGTTACCTTTTCTTTCAAACTGCAAATGGTTATCAATTTAGATCTTTAGATAAATTATATGATACTACGGGCAAAACTATTCCCAGATATATTGAAAATAGTAAATCAGATGATTCTTTACCTGCTGGTTATGACGGTAAAATCTTATGGTCTAACATATCTAAGAGTGTAAATGCACTTAATCAATTTGAGAATGGTGCATGGGCATCTAAAATATATGTTTTTAATGATGTAACTAAAAAAACAGAAGTAAAAACTCTTCAATCAGATGGGAAAGGAAATGGAATTACGGCAGGAAGACATTTACCCAAAATTAATAAGGATTACTTAGATAGCGATGGGAAACCTTTCCCTACTCAGAAACAAATTGTGAGACAAGCAGTAGGTCAAACTGTGGTAGGATTTGATAGTGTAGAGAAACAGGTTGAAAAAACTGACAAAATCAATTATAATAATGATGAAATAATCTTACAGGCACACCAGAATTACCGACAAAAAATGAATACATCTGCTGAGATTGTTATCGATGCTGATCTTAGTTTAAATGCAGGGGATTTAATTTATTGTGAGTTTCCTGAACTTTCTACCAAAGTAACCACCGTTGGAAGTACAACTAGGAAAAGTGGCATATATATGATAGCAGATCTATGTCATTATGGTGATGTGGGTAATTCCTTTACAGGTCTGCATTTGGTAAGAGATGCTTACGGAGCTAAAACATGACTATTAAACACGACTTAGAACATGAGGTCTACATTGACCCCAAAGATGGTAAAGAGCATACTAATCATGGTATTCATGAATACACTAAGGAGGATTTAGAAAATGTTCATGCTGATTATGAGATTTACCATAAGGATGATGTAGTGGATACGAATGAAGGTAAGATTAATGATTATCATACAAGACATGAAGATAGTCATCTAGAAATTTATTGTGATAATCATCCTGACGCTGATGAGTGTAAGGTATACGACGACTAATACATGGAATCCCTCAATAAAAAAACAATAGAGAGGAAAATAGTATATGAGACTACTGGTAAAGGTAATCTCAAGTTGGCTCAGATTGCCGATAATTCAAGTTATCGTAAAAGTCTGCAGCAAAAGAAAGGTGAGAAGAAAAGAGGGGGTTATGCAATTCCAAAATATAAGATTAGAATATTAGGGGAGCATAGTGGAACTATTCGCTCACAGGCATTGCCTTGGGCTAATCCTCCCATTTCTAGTGGGACTAACCCTATGGTTAGTACAGGTAATCCTTTTCTTCCAAAAAGTTCTTGGGTATATGTTTACTTGGATGAGGCTAGTAATGAATATTTTATAGATCGAGTTTCCCCTAATACCGTATGTGAACAATCTCCTCAAGAGAGTGGATTCGAGGCAGGAGATAATTATATATTAATTCCTGATACAATGTATAAGGGGTTTAAAATCCCTGAATGTGCGACTGTTTTTAATACTCAAGTAGATGCTGAAATTGATGAAAAACAAGATAATGTTGGAAAAGAAGAAATTCAGGTCACTAAGTGGTGTGATGCTAAAGAAGGAAGAAGTGTGGGACCAGGTATTACAATTGAGGTTGAAAAGACTGTTAAAATAAGTGAGAGATTAAAGAATGCGGTAAAACCTTTTGCTGATTTTAAAATTGCGATTGACAATGCTAATAAAAATTTAGTAGGTATAGGAGATACACGAGGGTTTTTTCAAGCATTAAGACAGAATAATGTAACGATTCAGAGTGTTAATAATACTGTAGCAATCTATCAAACTAATCTAAGGAGATCAGCAGAAAATATAGCAGGGTGGATGGCCACACTCTTGAACAACGTGAAAGATACGATGATAAGACAGTTGAGTATTTCAGGAAACCTTGTAAAGGGATTGGTTCCCAACTCTGGTAGGTTTGTGACGAATGATATTTGGGATAAATTAATCAAGGCCCTTGCTTGTGTATTTACTAAAGTAATTAGTGGATTATCTGATTTAATTTTTAAAGCATTAGAGGGTTTTCTTAATAAAATTATAAATGCTGCTACTTGTTTAATAGAGAACTTTATTGGTACGTTTCTGGGTCAAATTGTAGGACAAATAGGAGCATTAATCAATGGAGTATTACGGGGTGTTAGTAGTGCTTTAAGTAAGATTTCTGACACTATTGGAGCAGGTCTTGATTTGGTAAGCAGTGTTGGGGCTCTTTTAGATGATCTTTTAAGTATTTTTGAGTGTGAAGTAGAGTATTGTATGGGGGAAGATAAGGTAGTTAGATGGAATATTTTAAATGGAGGAAAATCTAATACAAAGGGAGTATTAGATTTCAAAGCAGTATGGGATAAAGCAAAAGAAGTAGGTGATAGATTTAGAGATTTGACTGATGTTCCTGATGATATTACTAACTATACATTTAATTTTGATGTTGATGATGCATTATCAGATATATTTGATAAATGTGATCCAGGCCCTCTTTTATGTGGATCTCCCACTGCTATTTTTTGGGGTGGCACTGGATCAGGAGGAGCAGGAAATCCTGTAATAAGTATAACTGGAGATCTACTGGGAGTAGATGTCATATTGCCTGGTGAATATTCATCTCAACCTTTAATTGAGTTTGATGATCCATGTAGAAATGGTAATGGAGGCACTGGGGTAGTTATTGTAGGCCCTGTAACGGGAATTGGTACAGTTGGTGTTGGTACTACGGGTGGAATAACTGGAATTCTTACTGATTTAATTGATCCTACTTATCCTGGTGATGGTGGTCAAGGTACAACTGCAGGAATCGGAATTACTTATCATGTAACAGTAAATGCGGTAGCAGTTGGGAATAGATTCTTTATTGATGATAAACAACAAAAGACTCTTACATTCGAGAGAGGTAATACTTATATCCTAAATCAGGAAGATGTTTCTAACCTTGGTCATCCTTTAAGATTTTCTGAAACTAAGAATGGAACATGGGGAGGAGGTGATGAATATACAAGAGGAGTAACCATTGATGGAATTCCTGGATTAGGAGTATCTGCTACGGATACAGCTTATTCTAGAATGGTGGTTAATAATAATACTCCTGATAGATTATATTACTATTGCCAAAATCATTCTAAGATGGGTGGTATAATTAATGTTGTAGATCCAGAAAAAGAAATTGTCCCCATTACTGGTGGAAAAGATGCAACGGTGGAAGTCGCAGCTGTTAATCCTCGTGGAGGTATAATTGCCGTTAAAAATCTTAAAGGAGGCACGGGATATAATGAATGTATGGCAAATGTTCCTACTCATGGAGGAGCAGGAACAGGATTTACACTAAAAATTGTGAAAACAAATGGTGGTTCTGTTGAATCTATTTCTCTTAATGATAAAGGATCTAATCCC